TCTTTCATAAAATAATGGACCATGATATGAGACTAGTCCTAATATTCTTGATTGTAATTTTTTTTTATTTTTTATAGAATTTGTTGTTTCATCTATATACATATTTTTAAAATCACTATAATATTCTGGTAGTACATTAAACCCAGCACACATATTTAGAGCCGGTACTATTTCAAAGAAATTATTAATAATGGGACTACCTGATAATAATATTAATTTAATATTCTTAGATTTCATTACCAACTCATAAAATTCATTAGCATTCCTTGAACCATTGACAATAGAATTAAATAAATTATGCGCTTCATCTATTATAATAACTTTATTATCTAATTTAAATTTATTAACTTCATATAACATTTCATCAATCAAACTATCTTTTTTTTGTAATTGAGTTATCATATTACTTGCATTCATAGTTACGAACTTATAATCTTCTACAATCATATCCATTTCTATATCTGAAATATCTTGATTTAATTTCTTATTATAATTTTTAATTTCTTTGATATAATTTGATTTTAATGATTTAGTAGATAAAATTATTATATCTCTTTCTAATTTTCTAAAATGCTCTGCTACACTTATACTTGTCAATGTCTTACCAGAACCTGTAGAATGAAAAACTAATAACCCTCTATTTAATGGGTTTTGTAAGAAATTATAAATTACATTTTGATAATCAAATAATACATTATTTTCATCATCTTTAAGATTATTAATGTAATCTAATATTAGAGATGGATATGATGTATTATTTTTTTCCATTGTATAGTTGTTTTATTTTTTAATAGAAAAATTATTATATATAATAATTTTTATCTTAAGATTAGTTCTAAACTAATATATATATATTATTATTATTATTATTAATTAAGTTAATTAACAAATATGCGAACGTATGATGGAAACAATTTCTTTATGATCTTATTTAAGAGAGTGGTACCTTATCATTTGGTTGAGGTATTACGTAATACTTGTATCGCTACATGTTTTTCTGTAATTATGGCAACATTAAACCAAGAAACTGGGTTGAATATTAGAATTACTTCACCTTGGATTAATACATTAACAGTTTTTAATTTCTTTTTGGGTATGTTTATTTCATTTAGATTAAATAGTTCATTTACAAGTTGGAGCACAGGTGTTCAAAAAATTAGTGAATTAGAAAATACATCAAGTAAATTACTAAGTTCGATATATGCAGAAACATTATCTAATCAATGTATTGATAATGGTGAAAGATTGCGGCTTGTTTTGGAATTTAAAAACGATTTGATATTATATATTGCAAGTGTATTTAAATTATGTAGCGGTGATAACGGTAGAATGGATGACCAAAGAGAATATTATTTAAATTCTAGTCAATTGAATACCAAGAAACAATTAGACACATATGTAAAGAGATCAAGAGCCATTAATACGGATATTGTAGAATCTTGTATGGAATCTAGATTCTACAATAGAATTATTGAATTAAATTTAAGACAATCTATAGGTAATATTTCTAATTATTGTAATCTACACCCATCAGTTGTTGGTGGATTTGGGGGAAAAATTGATACATTATCAAATATTACAAATACATTATATGGAATGTCTAATGTCCCAGTTGTATTTATTTATAATCAGTTTATAAATTTTGTAATCGTTAATTATTTAGTTCTTTATACTCTAACGACAATTCCAGATGCTGGTTATTGGTCATCATTCTGGGTATTTATTTGGAGTTTTATAGTATTCTTAGCAAATAGTATTGCCGGGGAAATTGACTCACCATTTGGGACAGATAATAATGATATTGAATTAGAAATTATTTTATCTAATATTAAAGATGAATATAATGGATTATATGATTTTGTTAGAAGTCAAAATTTACAATTACAATAATAACTATATTAAAATTTAAAAAAACTATTTTAGTAATAATTATTCTATGAAATACTAATATATCAAAAAAAAATATATAAAAATTTAAATAAATTAACTTAGCAAGTTATGATACAAGAATATTTAAATACTAATTACATTTATTATTTTTTTTGCATTCAGAAAACTCGTGAGAATGTATTGTAAAACAACTAGTATATTCTTCAATATCTTCAGAAAATGGATTTCTGTTAAATATATGATAAAATATAAATTGATAATCAGTATGATTTAATAAGTCAGTAGGTAATTGGAATGTTATTTTACAAGGTTCACTATCTTCTTTACATGTCCCATAACTATCATACGGAATTCTATATTTTACAATATTTGATAATTTTGTGTCATAATCAGTATTTATATTTAAACCAGTATTTGTATTAACATCACTTCTTGTTTTTAATTCTTCTGGGTAAATATTTTTGTTAGATGCTATATAAATATATGTCATTGGAGATATACTACCCCGACATTCTCTTGGGTCATTATCTATACATATATCTTTTGATATATGACCATTAGGGTTGTATGTTAATGTTATATCACTACCAGGGGCGCACCTTAATTTTGGGAACTCCTTAAAATTAAAATTTTCTGATTGTAGTATTGAACAAATAGGAGTATCACCGTTGGTATCATAAATACCGTATGTATTATATCTATCAAAATCTTCTATATCTTCTCTGGATAAATAATTTCGCGTATATCCTATAGTATTGGGGCAGCTACATGAGATTGAATCTACCCAAGTATGACCTAAAACATTATTAATATTTATTAAAATATAAAAATATAGAGAATACATTTTTATATATAATATAATAATTCTAATATTTAAATTTGATTTTAATATATTATTGATAATAATTATATAATAATGCCTCATCATTTACATAACAAAGTACTAAATATAGAACATATTAATATACATTCATTAAAGAATGAATTATGTGTGCGAGAAGATTTATTAGAATCTGATGAAGTTAATTTAATAGAAGATAAAATCAATTCTAAGAATGATATCTTATTTTTAGGAAATGATTTAACTGAAAATTTTCCATCTATGGAATATCAAATGATATTATATGGAATTTTACCGTGTGGTTCAAAAACAGTTATAGAAATTACTGGAATAGAACCATATATTGACATTAAAGGTGATAATAATATCACAGAAAGTGAAAATATATCAAATATTAGACAAATGTTATGTAATAATGATTTAAATTATACAAAATTAAAAATAAATATAGGAAAAGAATTTATGTTATATAATGAAAATGAAAGTTATTTTATTAGAATATTTTTTAAATCTTTAAAAAATAGAAAAGATGCTATTAAGTATTTTGGAAATGTAAAGATTACTACATATAATAATGATATTTCTTGCTACTATAGAGTAGTTGCCCGAGATTATAAGTTAAATTTAACATCTTGGAATATTTTATCAAATTATAGAATTATATTTAATTCTTATTTATATAAAACTAAATACCATATTAAAATTGATATAAATGATATTAAACCATATAATGACGGGGATTATTTATTATTTAAGGATATACCAAAAAAATTATTACAATTAGATAAATCTATTAGTATGTGTTTTGATATAGAAGCATATGCTGGTAATAAGTATGGTAGTATGCCGTGTGGAAAAAATGTAGAAGATATATTATTTATGTTATGTATGACATATCAATTTATTAATTCAAAAAAATATTTACTTAATATTTGTCTTGTAACTAATCCATGTGATGCTCAAGAAGATTTATTTACTATTGTATGTCATACAGAAAGTAACTTAATAAAGTTATTTGCTATAATTAATGAATTAATACAACCTGATTTTATTACAGAATTTAATGGTTCAGATTTCGATTGGCCGTTCTTAATGGATAAAGCAGAATCATTTAATGTAATACCATTCTTGGTAGAGCATATGTCAATTAAGAAATTAACTGACTATGATTTAAATGTAGAAAAAATATTAAAATGGCAATATAGAGAAGAAAGGGTAAAAGCGGAAGCCGATAGATATGTAATATCAAGAAATTTGAATTTACAAGGATATCTACCATTTGATACACGAATTGTTTTCAAACAATTATACCCAACAGAATCTAAGTCTTCATTAAATCATTATTTAATGTTAAATAATTTAGGTTCTAAAGATGATATGCCTATTGCTGAATTATTTAGAATTTTTAGAGAAGGAACTGCTACTGAGATGAAATTGGTAGCTCATTACTGTTTTATAGATTCTTGGAAATTACATTTACTTAATATTAGAAAAAATGTAATTCAAGATAAACGAGAAGTATGTAAATTATCATATACGAGTATGTTTGATGGATTTTATAGGGCTAATGGTCTAAAGGTCAGAAATTTAATTATTTCACAAGCTATACCAAAAAATTTATATATTAATAATTATAGACCTCATAATGATGATGATGAAGAAGAGAAGGGTAAATATCCAGGTGCTATTGTATTAAATCCAATTAAGGGTTTAGTATCACCAGTATATACTATAAGTGAATTTAACAATAAAATTAGTAATAATAAATTAAAACAAGATGATTTAGATATATTACAAAAATATATATGTGATAATTATGATGATATTTATATAAATAAAACTATTAATAAAAATATTAATTATGAAGAACTAAATAATGATTTACAAAGATTTACAGAATTATATATAGATTATTTAAAAGAAAATGAATTTAAATATCCAATATCTGGTTTAGATTTCTCATCACTATATCCATCATTAATTATGGCTTATAATTTAAGTCCAGAATTTTTGATTACTGATAAAAAATATTATCAATATTTAAAAAATAAAAATGTTGATTTACACGAAATCAACTTTCAATTTAACGAAAGTCCAATCGTGGCATGGACTGTTAGACACAACGAAAATTCTGATATTAGTAATTTTGGATTATATCCTTCTATACTAAAATTTCTATTTAATGAAAGAAAACAAATGAAAAAGAATTTATTTAAATATAAAGAACAGAAGGAACATTTTGAAAATACTGTAGATTATGAAAATAACGCAGAGTATTTAGATTGTGTCTTTAACTTATCATATGTAGATAGTAAGCAGAAGGCTTTAAAAGTATTTATGAATACATTTTACGGAGAATTAGGAAATCAACGATCTCCACTATTCGTATTACCTCTTGCTGGTGGAGTTACATCATCTGGGCAATATAATTTAATGATGATTCACGATCACGTTAAAAAGAGAAAGTGTAAAATATACTACGGTGATTCCGTAACTGGTGATACACCTATTATTATTAAAAGAAACGATAATATTGAAGTTATTTCAATAGAAGATTTGAATTGGTATAATACAAATAGTGAAATTATACAAAGTGGAGAAAAAGAATTAATATATGACAATATCACAGAAGTATATACAGAAGATGGTTGGACTAAAATAAAAAAGTGTATAAGACATTATACTACTAAAGATTTATTTAGAATAACCACCCATATGGGATCAGTAATTGTTACTGAAGACCATAGTTTATTAGATAATAATAAACAAAAAATTAAGCCAGGTGAATGTAAAATCGGAACAGAATTACTTCATTGGGAAAATTTAAATATTACAAAAAAATTAGATAAAATTAATATATTATCTGATTTAGATAGTATTAAAGAAATTAAAGAAAATATAGCATTTGTGTATGGATTTTTCTACGGTGACGGAAGTTGTGGTAGGTATGAATGTCCAAGTGGTATTAAATATTCATTTGCATTAAATAATCAAAATACTGATATATTAAATAAATGTATAAATATTTTCAATTTATACCATACAGACGTGAAATTAAAATTACTTGACACAATAAAAAGTAGTAGTGTATATAAAGCAAATGCTGCAGGAAATATTTCTAAACTTGTAAATTTATGGAGAACATATTTTTACTCTAATAAAAAATATAAAAAAGTACCAAATTTTATACTAAATTCAGATAATGAAACTAAATTATTATTCTTACAAGGATATTATTTAGCAGATGGTGATAAAAAAGTTAATAGAATGTGTAATAAAGGACAAATTGGATCACAAGGTCTATATTTATTATTACATAGTTTAGGGTATAATGTTAGTATAAATACAAGACAAGATAAATTAGATATTTATAGATTATCATTTACAAAAAATAAACAAAGAAAAAATCCTAATTCTATTAAAAAAATAGAATATATTGGAAAATCAAATGATTATGTGTATGATTTAGAAACTGAATCACACCATTTCGCGGCAGGAGTCGGGAAGATGGTAGTACATAACACCGATTCTCTGTATATATCGTGTCCTAAACAATGTTTTGCTAATATTAATAAAAAATATTATACGAATCAAATTAAAAAAGAAGAATATTGTAATAGTTTGGTAAAAAAAACATTTAAAGCAATTGATTTAATAAAGGATGAAGTAAATACGGTTTTATTTAAGGATAATGGAACACCATATTTGAAAATGGCATATGAGGAAGTCTTATTTCCAGTTGTATTTTTGGCAAAGAAAAAATATTATGGTATTCCTCATGAGGGTATTGTAAATTTTAAACCAAAGGATTTATTTATTAGAGGTTTAGAAGTAAAAAAACGTGGAGTATCTGAATTACTTAAAAAAGTATGTTTAAATATTATGTGGGATTCAGTATCACTGGATAATATATTTAATATTCGGGAATTAGTAGAACATAAAATTAGTTATATATTTAGCAATAAATGGGATATTAAAGATTTCGTCCAAACTGCAGTATGGAAGCCTGAAAAACAAAATATTACTATCAACACATTTGTTGATAGAATGAAAAGTATTAATGGAAAAATTCCAGAACCGTATGAAAGGTTCAAATTTGTAGTTATAAAAAAATATCCTTACAAATATGATTTAAGGGGAAGACAATTGGAATTAAAAAAAGGAGATAAGATTGAATATTTAGAAAGGGCTATTGACGAAAATTTAGAAATTGATTTAATGTATTATTTTGAAGGAGAACTAACAGGTCAATTTGCAAGGTTAATATCATATGATAATGAATTTGAAGAATATTTAGAAAATGGAAAAGTAGATGATGATAAAACATTTAAAAATTGTCAAAAATATATTTTACAATTATCAGATAAATATAATTGTAAATTTATTAATAGAGGTAAAATATTTAAGGATATTTATAGAAGTGTAAATAAAAAAATTAAGACAAAAAAGATATATGATGATAAATTAGATTTTATTATTAAAATAGGAAATGAATTACCTGATACGGGTATAGAGTATATGCTACTGGAAAATATTAAAAACTATGCTGATAATACATATAACTATAATAAAATGTCTAATAATATCATAGATAATTATAAAAATAAATATGGTAATAAGAAATATATAAATAAATTACATAATATGTATTGTAATTCATCAAAATCATATTATAGTAAATTAAATATTTCAATAGATGTTGATATTACTGCTAATAAAAATAAACTCATGGAATTACTATTAAAAGATGATTTATATAAAACTATATTTAATCTTAATAGTATTAATATTGAAAAAATTATAAATCATATCAAAAATAGGTATGAATTAGATAAAATGTGTATAGATAATGATTCTAATATACATACTCTGGATGATATATGTGATGAAGATGAGGTAGATGAGATATTAAATGATGAAGATTTATATTATAATATAAATGACTCAGAAAATATTTATAATATATATTTATATATTATAAAATTATCTTCATTATATTCAAGAAAAAAGTTAAATAGTGTATTATTTGAACTAATACATAAAAAGTTATGTTATGATAGAAATATAATACAAGCTCCAAGTAATTTTAATAAAAATGATTTTATATATGGAACATATTAAAATGAAATAAAGGTTTAATTATTATTTTTATATTTTTTTTATTTAACATTAATATATTACAAAAAAAATATTAATATTATTTTATAAACCACTTAAAAAAATATATATAATTATGTCTGGATTATTATGCTCTGGTCAGTCTATCCTTACAATCTTAGTTCTATTAATTGTATTTGTGTTTGGAGCAGAATCTACAAAAACATTCGTATCTAAAGTATATAAACAAATAAATTTGATGATAAAATCGAGGCAAGAACCACAAGGAAAAGCATTGGGTTTAGAAAAACAATTATTAAAAGATGATGAATATGAAGTTGAAGAAGAACCTGAAATGGGGCAACAAGAAATTGTAGAAGAATTTAATAATGACCTTTATAACTCAGACGTTGAAATCGATCTTGAATCATCTGACTATGAAGCAGCACTTAAGAGTATGGTTTTAGAACCAGTTATATTTGAACAACATAAAAAATTTAACCAGGAATTGATGCACAGAGTAGGTGGTACTTCATCACGAAATCCTGTGAGAGATGATAACATTGATGTAGTGCCATGGGTTGGACTTCGTCGACCACAATATCAAAAAATCAACCCTAATGATAGTTCAGCTCGTACTGTACCATCGGTTAAGGATTCTGATGATTTGGCAAATTACCAACAAATTATGTGGAAACATGCAGCTTAAGTTAAAAAATATAAATCTATTCTATTTTTTTTATTTTAAATATATGATGAAATTATAATATATAACTATGATAAATAATATAGTAAATAAAGATGACCAATTTTATTTAGATAATATAAATAGATATTCTGATAATGAAAGTGAAATTGATAGTGATATTGATGGTGATAGTATTGATAATGATATTTGTATTGATATCAATGATAACTCCAAACGATTTATCCCAGTAACACCAAGTGGTTCTTATATTTCACACAATTCTTTAGATGATAGTATGAGACATAGTAATAATAGTTTATCTGATTTACCTATTATGGAAGATATTAAATTAATTAGGAATAAGTTTTATATACGTGATATATTTATTAGAGAACTATTATCTGAATTTATTGGTTCATTTATTTATATGTTAATAAGTAATAATATTTATGCTAATGTTATCATAAATGGGACTTATAATATAACATTTATAGACTGGATACTTATTAGTATCAGTTGTGGTATTAGTTTAGTATTTGGTATGTATATTACAATAATTAAAGGAGGTGGTGGATTTTTAAATCCTATAATTGCTTTTTCGGTATATTTATTAAAAGGGATGTCTGGTATAAAATGTTTCTTATATCATATTATATATTTTGTTGCCTCTTTCTTAAGTTCGTTTTTAATTTATATTATAAATATAAATAGAATTAGAGAATTTGGTTATGGAAAAGATACATCAAATATATTTACATCATATAAAAATGATGGAATATCATCATTTAATAGTGTAGTTGTTGAATTTGTTTTAGTTATCTTATTTATTTTTATATTTTTAACACTATATGATGACTTTTTAATAAAAAAAAATATAATGTTATACTGTAAATTAGTGTGTTTATTATTTATAATATTATCATTATCATTCGGATTTGATGTCCAAATGGCTATTAATCCAGCAATGGATTTTAGTTCTCGTATATTTTTGTCAATAGCACCATGGGGTAGTAGTGTATTTAAATATGGCAATTACTGGTTCTGGATCCCACTCATAATACCATATATAGCATCAAGTATTGGATGTGTTCTATATTTTATTTTAATAAAATCACAATAATAAAAATATTTATAAAAAATAATAATTATAATTTTTTTATAATTAATATCAACTCCTTTATTTTAATACTTTTTTCATTAATTATATTTTTTTTATATATTATATATTCATTAAGATTTCTGGTATTATCATCATCATTACTATTATCGCTACTGCTATCAGAAACATCATCATCCCAAATATCTTTTAATAAGTCCATATAATATATAATATATTTTTATATTTTTATTTAATATCTTAAGTACTTTCTTCTTTTAATTTATACTCAGTTAATGAATATAGTGTTTTTATTACTATATCATCTAAATTATCTAAATTTATTCTGATACCATCACTTACTTCTTTAATTTGTTTAATATCAATTTTTGATTTTAATAATTGTAATATTGATTTTTTATTTTCTATATTTAAATCATCTGCATATTTTCTAATAAATATTTTCATCTCGTTAATTGATTTTGTCATTTTTAAGTCTCAAAGATATAATATAAATATAATATAGATATATATTTAAATTAGTTATGAAAAAATATAAACATATATTTATAAAAATATAAACTTAGAATAATTTATAATTTATTCTGTCTATATATATCAAAAACACTTTCATTATCATTAAATATGTCATCATCAGAATATGTAACAGACATTTCATTTACTGATTTTATATGTTTATAATATTTTGTTAAATAAATAATATAAGGAATTAAACTATTTTCTTCTACTGGATAATTTTCATCACTAAATTTCTTTTGATTAGTTTTATTAGTTTTATTTACAAGAAGAAAACTTTTTTTACTAATATCATATGATGCTGGTAAATATATGGTATTTGTCTTATCAGATTCCAATTTATCAAAATCCAATAAATTTATTTCTTTATTATTTTTATTAATTTTTTTTATTGATTTATATGGATATAATAATTCATTAAAATGATCCCACCTATTATTTTTTAATGATAATATCTTCTTTTTTTCTTCTTCAACACTTTCAATTTTTTTAATAATATCTAAATTATTTAATTCTGCAATTTGTATATCAGTTAATTTATTAATATTATAATAAGTATCATCACCAATAGATTCTAATAATGGAACAAATGGAAATGCATTTATAGAAATTGAATCCTCACCAAGATAATATTTACATACACCTATCTTTATTGGTATAATTTGCCCAGTTTTATAATCTGATAATCTGTCTTCATATTGAATAAATATAGAAGAGTTTTCTGATTGACATATAATTTTTTGTTCTGTTATTGCAGTAATTTTAATATTATTTACAATATCATATTTATCATATTGTAATATACTTGCTTCAAATTTTACAGATATATTAGCAGAGGCATTTAAGTCTTTATTATTAAAATTGATATCAGACCTGGCAATAATTTTATTAATTGATAAAATAAAACAAGACTTATAACATTTTCTTTCTAAGTCTTGTTTTATTTTATCAATTAATAAATCATTAATATTTGTTTCATAAATTTCATTTACACTAACTAAAGTAATATTTTTTTTGAATACTCGTGTAAAATTCATTTAAAATTGATTATAATATTATATTTAAAATAAAAGTTAAATTTAAAGTATATATATTAATTATAATAATAAAATCAATTTTATTTTAAATAATATAATGGAAAATAATAATAATTTAAAAAGAAAGATAAATAATATTAGAAATGATGAAGATATATCTAATTCTAATAAAAAGGCAAAAATAACAGAACTTGAAGAACAAATTATCCAAAATATTAATAATGATTTAACTCTTTCAGATGATAAAAAAAATAAAAAGATAAAAAAAATAATTATAAGAAATATACAAAGAGATGATACATTAACATCTTCCAAAAAAATGGAACTTTATGGAAAAGTGATGATATCTGATTATAAAACTTATATCAAACAGAAAGAAATTGATATTCCAGAAACTTCTAATAAATCTAAATCATTTTATGATGAAAGGAGTAATACATATGGATGTGACCATTATCCTAAAAATTGTAAAATTAAATATAAATGCTGTGATAAATGGTATACTTGTAAATTTTGTCATAATGAAAAAGAATTTCATACAGCAAATAAAAATGATTGTGAAAAAATCTCATGTCTTAAATGTAATACTATTCAAGAAATTTCTAATGAATGTATAAATTGTAATATAAAATTTGGAGAGTATTTTTGTAAAAAATGTACTAATCATAATAATTTTGATAACAATTTATTTCATTGTAATAAATGTGAAATGTGTATTCAAGGTGATAAAAAAGAATTTAGACACTGTGATAGTTGTAATATGTGCTTACATATATCTATTATTAATAATCATAAATGTATTGCTGACCGCAATATGTCAAATTGTCCTATATGTCATGATCAAATATCAGATTCTGCAATTGCTCCAATGATATTAGAGTCTTGTAATCATATCATTCACGTAGATTGTTTCTCTAAATATATGAGACACGGTTATAAATGTCCTATATGTTCTAAAACAATTACTGATTTTGGATTTTATAAAGATATATTTACTGATTTTGATAATATTTTAGAATATGAAAGAAATGAAATACCTGAAGAATTTAAAAATACTATGGTAAAAATTAGTTGTAATGATTGTAATGAAAAAACTGAAACTACTTATCATTTTGAATTATTAAAATGTCAAAATGATATATGTAATTCATATAATACAACTATTATATCAATACACCACGATTATTATATTGAAAGTGAGATAGAAGAAGATGAAATTGAAATAGAAGAAGATGAAATTGAAATAGAAGAAGATGAAATTGAAATAGAAGAAGATGAAAGTGAAATAGAAGAAGATGAAAGTGAAATAGAAGAAGATGAAAGTGAAAGTGAGATAGAAGATATTGAAGATATAATTGAAGAATTGATTAATAGAGTTGTTTATGGAATGTCATAAACAAATTATACAGTACACATTAAACACTCTTCTTCATCATTAATAATATTAGATTTCTGTTTATTTTTTTGCATTTCTTTAATAATATCAACATCAACATTAAATTTAATAGCATTAGCAATTGTTCTTGTTCTTAAATAATAGCTTGATGTTTTTAATCCCTGCTTCCATGCATATACATGCATTGAAGTCAATTTATTAGTATTTGGTTCTTGCATAAATCTATTGGATGAACTTGATTGACATACATAAGCTCCTCTATCTCTATCCATATCAATTAAGTCTTTAATTTTATATTCCCAAGATATTTTATATATTTCTTGAATATTTTTAGGAATTTCATTAATTCCTTGGATAGATCCATCATTTGCAATAATCTTTTGTTTAATATTATCACCCCAAATACCTAAATCAATTAAATCTTGAATCAAATACTTATTAACAATTTGAAATGATCCAGATAATACCCTTCTTAAATACATATTTGACGTAATTGGTTCAAAATTTTCAGAAGTTCCTAAAATACTTGCAGTAGATGCAGTTGGCATCAATGCAATATTCATAGAATTATATGAACCGTATAGTTTAATTTTCTTTCGTAATCCCTCCCAATCCCATTTATCAAAAATTGGTTTAGTTTTCCATAAATCAAATTGGAAGACACCATCAGATAACATAGATGTGTTGAAATTAATATAACTTTTATTAAATTTTATTGCCAATTCATTTGATGATTCCATTGTAGCAAAATACATTGTCTCGAATATTTTTTTGTTCAATTCCTTTGCTTTATCACTGGTATAAGAACATCTAAACATAATAAATACATCAGCAAGTCCAGACACACCTATGCCAATTGGTCTATTTGATTTATCGCTATGATTTCCTTCATTTGTTGGATAAAAGTTATTATCTATAACCTTATTTAAATTATATGTTACAATTTTAGTATTTTCGTATAATTTTTGGTAATCAAAATATGGGATATTATTATCATATGAAACATATTTAGGTAATGTAAGTGATGCCAAATTACAGACACCAGTATTATATTCATCAGTATATATAGTGATTTCACTACAATTCATACTATACATACCATTAAATACACCCATATGATTATTACCAGAATTAAAGCAATATGTGTCATGTAATCCATCAAGATCTTCTATAGATTTAATAAATACTTCTTCTCGTCTTTCATATATAGGAATATTAAAATTATATTTTAATAAATTAGTTTTAATACAAAGTTCATTATATAAAAAATGGGTTTCATTTTCATCAAAATAAAGTTTATATAATTTACATGTATTATCATAAGATAAATGTGTGTTAATACCAATTGTATTACTTAATAATTTTACATTATATAATATATCTCTAACGGTGGATTCTACAAGTAGAGATTGTGTGTTGTTTTTAGATGTCAAAATATTTGCAGCTCCGTCTAAAAATCCTCCTAACCAAGTTAATTTATCTAATAAACTTGCATTTAGTGGTACTATAGTAATATTTTTATTGTTATATAATCCTAATTTAATATACCCACTGGTATTATTTATATTAAGAACTCTACTATAGTTAATATATTTAAGTAACTTCATTCTTTCACCAGTTAGAGTAATACTATAAGTATTACAACTATTTTCACCAACAGCATTATATAATCCACTAGTATATGCATGTGATATACTATCATTACCATTAATAACAGGAAATTCGATCGGCAATAATTTATCACCAGGTTTTAAATTATCGGCTTGGATAATACTTACTTTATTATAGTTATTAACTATTTTAAATCTGTGATATTTTGTGCATTTTAATTCACAACCATCAGAAGTAGATATTTTTAACAACTTTTGACCTTCTCCTGTTTTATCAACTGGTGATTCTGTAAATTTTTCACCGTCCCAAATATCGACATATGTTTTTTCCAAATACCCAATTTCTTCATATCCATTTTTTGTTAAAATCTTAGTATCTCCAGATACACATAAATTAGAACTTTTAATAATTCCTAAATTATTTTGATTACATTTTCTATTTACATTATCTTTATACATAATATAAGGCATCCCACTTTCCATCTGAATTTCTAAAATATGTCTCCACAAGTCTTGAATATTTACTTGTTTTTTGTATCTTTTCATATTTTCATATTTTAAATATTCTACAGTAAAATTATCACCATATGTAGTAGTTAATAATTTGCATTCATTAGGACAGAATAACGACCACATTATTTTATCATTAGTTTTTGTTGATTCTATTAATCTTTCCATAAAAATATCTGGAATCCATAAAGCTAAAAATAGGTCTCTTGCTCTTAACATTTCATCCCCAATAGGTTTCTTCAAATCTAAAAATTCACTAATATCAGAATGCCACGGTTCTAAATATACTGCAGTAGAACCTTTACGCTTCCCTCCTCCTTGATTAACATAACAAGCCGAATCATTAAATACTTTAAGCATAGGAACAATACCATCCGAAACACCGTTAGTTCCGTTAATCAATGATCCGCGAGCTCTAATATTAGTGGAGCATATACCAATACCACCTGACCATTTAGAAATTTTGGCAGTATCAGTAAGTGTTTTATAAATATGATTTAAATTATCTTCCAAGTTTAATAAAAAGCAAGATGATAGTGATGATGTATTAGTACCTGCATTAAATAGGGTAGGAGTTGCATGTGAGTAATATCCCTGTGATAATAGGTCATATGTATTCATAACTTCTTCAATAGTAAAATCATCATTTAATTTTCCGTTATCATCAATATAACATAAATGAATGCCAAGTGCTACCCTCATATATAAATGCTGTGGTCTTTCAATTATAATATTTCTACTTGGATTAATTTGTTTTAATAGATATGATTTTTTCAATGTAAGGATACCAAAATATTCAAAATTATAATCTCTACTATAATCTATTGTATTATTGATAATATCCTTATAATATTTAGCAAATTTTATTAATTTTTCATTAATTAATAAAATATTATCACCATTTGAATTTTTATAAGAATTGGCATTAATGATTGTTTTAATAAAACAATCATCAGTTTCCTTATGAAGTCTAGAAATTTCTATTCTACTTGCCAATTTAGAATAATCTAAATTGTTTGTAATCAAACTTCCACATATTTTTGAACTTAATTCATCTAACTCATATGTATGTATCTTATCATAAATCCCTTCAATAGTTTTAATAGTGATTCTATGTGGTAAAATATTTAACTTAGGTTTCATATTTATTAAACTAGTTAATCTATTTAATATTTTATTGTAATCTAAATCAATTTCTTGACCCTTTCTATTTATAACTTTACTAATATCATTGCTATTCATTATAAAATAATTAATATCAAGTTTATTATTATTATAATATTATTATAATACTATTTATTTAAATCTAATTATATTTACTTATTTAAAATTGATTTAAATAAATAAATATATATAAATAATAAGAGTAGATATATTATAATAATAATAATAAATTTAATACATAAAATGAACTTCCAAAAATTTCTTACCGAAAAAACTAATCAAAACGTTCAGCTACCAGAAATCAGAACATTTTTATATAAAAATTATATAAAAACTATTATTGAGGATACTAGTTCTTCAAAGAAACGAGTATCATTTATATCAAATCGTAAAAAATCTAATTTTAGTAATCCATTATCAGCAGAAGCGAATGGTATTATTACTGAATATGATGAAGATTTAAATAAATGGGAAATTATTATGGTCCCAACTTGTAATTTTAATACAAGTTTAATTAAGATGAGTAATGTAGAGCATTTTTATAATCAAAAATTTTATAATGTATATAAAGCATATGATGGAACTATTATAAATCTATATTACTATAGAGGAGAGTGGAAAATTTCTACTAATAAAGGATATGATGTTACGAATCTTCCAATAAATGAAAAATATACATATCAAGAATTGTTTTTATATTTATTGTCATCATATCCAGAATTTAATATAGATAACTTGGATATAAATAAAACATATACATTTTGTATGAAATATGATAAAATACATCTATTTAAAGAAATTAATAGTAGCTCAAATTATATTATTTTCATACAGTCGGTTAATTTAAACGAAAATTTTAATATTAATGAAAATGAAAATATTGGATTACCAATTCAAGAAAAATATAATAATATGTTATTTGTTGAATTATTTACAAATAAGAAAAAGTCATTAAATGACTATAAGAATTATTTTAAAAATAATAATACTAATTATGAAAATAATTATGGTTATATTTTAAAATCTAATAATAAACAAATTACTCAACAATTTTCTAATATATATTTAGAAAGTGAATTAATGAAAAATATTAGAAAATTAATTTATGACCATAGGTTCTTATCTGAAGAAATTATACAAAATAACTTATATACATATAATATGACTTTACTAAATATTATAAAAAATATTATTACTAATAATAATGATGATTTTAAAAAAATCTTTCCCCAATATAGTAAAAAATATGATATAGTCAAGCAATTTCTATTAAATGATTTACATTTACATATTCTAAAAAATATAAAAATTTATTCCAAATACTATCTATCAAAAAAGACAATTGATACAGATAATTTTTATATAACACAATACAACATCAATGAGGTTAATAAATTAGCATATAATATATATATATATATTATTCATAATAGCATATGTATTAATACTAATGATGGAAAATCTATTTTAATTGATTTATTAGATATCAAATTTATAGACTCATATTATAAATGCTTAATTTCTATATTTGAATAAATAATTATTATTATTTATTATTTTTTTTTATTATATATAATATATAATAAAAAATTATGGAAGGTGAAAAATTAGATAAAAATGACAGGGCAGTTCAGTTATTTTTAAACGGTCAATTTAAAAAAATGCGTGATAATTTGGGTAAAGGTAGTAAATTAAAAAAAACTGAGACATCTTATATGGAAATGTGTGATAGTATGGCAACTGATTATAATAATAGACCACCTACATCAATGGTAAAAAAAAATAACTGTAATAAAAGAAGGTTAGCACAAATTGCTGACCAAGAATAAATTAAAAATCACTAATATTATATTTATTAATATATTCACTTTCATTATCATAATCACTTAATATTTTTTTTAATAATAATACTTCATCATCAATTGTATTTTTTTGTCCTATTTCAAATATTTTTTTTGTATTTGAGATTTTTAAACTCCTATTTTTAAAAAATTCCGAATTAATATTTAATAATTTTTCATTAATAGAACTATTTCCATCAACTCCTAAATAAAAATTATACTGTTTTGATGGTATGTTATTATTATCATTTTTAACATTATCAATATTAAAAATATTACTAATTATATCATTATCTTTTTTTTTCATATTAAATTCTTTAAAATAAGTAGTAAGAAAAATATAATTAGGAAATTCATTAGTTGTAATATTATTTTTGATATTTTCTAAAAATAATAATGAGTCATTATGTAAATCATCTATTAATTTTTTTACTTGTATATCTGGTTCATTTGTTTTAAAATATATTATAAAATATTCAGTCAATTTAAATATATCATAAGCAGATAGATTAACAAA